AATCTTCGGGTCAATGGTCTTGGCGAACCGCTTGGCCATCTCCTGCGCGCCAGGCCAGTCCATGTTCTTGACAAACAGGTCGCCTGCGATGCCCCACAGTTGCGGGTTGCCCTGCAGAAGCTGCGCCATCGCCTCCAGCGCCTCTTGACGCTTGGTCGCGTAGCCGGGACCAGTCACCACCACCACGTCGTACTTGCCGACGCTGGGGTTGTAGATCTTGTCGATGACGATGCCCTGCTGGTCAACGATCTTGCGCACCGGTTCCGGCTGCGTAGGGTCAAACTTGACCATGCTGGACTCGCCGTCTTCGCCGACGATGCGAGCGATGCGCTGCGTGTCGTAGATCTTGGGGATCAGATCCACCAGTTGGCGAGTAACATGACGCACAGCCCGAGCAAGATTATCCACATAGTGGTACGTCCCCGTGTCGCCCTCACGCTGGCGGGCCAGAATGGCCTTGCCTGAGCGCTCGTTGCCTTCCAGCCCCAGCGAGGCGTTGTACTGCCCCGTGGTGCCCTTGATGTCCTCTGAAGCCCCCATCTTGGCTTGAATCAGGCCCGTCTGGGCCATCGGCGGCATGGCGCGCTGCGGCAGCGGCAGCGTGTTGCCCGCGCCGTCCGTCACGTCAGGGTTGACTTCCAAATACGGCCAGTTCTGGGTATTTGCAGTCTTCCACTGCATCTCGTACCCTTCAAACTGCCCGCCGTAGCCGATAAACGGTGCTTTGGGGGCCAGCGCCAGCATCTCGGCCTCTTGGCTTGTCCAGTAGTTGTACATCCGCTGGGCGTCCTTGGCGTTGCGCACCAGCCCGGAGACGTACACCCGCCCATCGACCTCATACTCGTTGCCGACCACCCGCACCACGGGGATGTACTTGCCGGCCCACTCCTGCTCCTCAAGGATCTCGTAGCCGTTGATCTTGCACCACTTGACGCGCTTGCGGTCGGCCTGGCGGCTGCGCAGCGGCTTGCCAAACATCGCCTTGAGTTGCCTGTCCTCGGGCGTGCCGGCAAACGCCGTCTGGTTGCCGGGGTACAGGTTCAGCGTGGCAGGGTCGTACTCGACGTAGAAGTACTCCGCGATGCGTACCGTGTCTTCTTGCAGCCACTGGCTCAGGGACTGGTCACCCACGCCCAGACTCATCAGCGTGTTGGCCGGCGACGCCTTGGGGTACAGCCGGTGGTACTCCTCGCGGGTGATGTCCTCGGTGATGAAGCACCACTTGGCGTCCGACCCGCACGGGTCTTGGATCATCGGGTCCATATAGACCGAAAACGAGTTGCGCACCCGCCCGATCTTGATGTCCTGATCAAAGCTGTTGTCGTCGCAGTATTCGGTCAGCAAGCGGATGTAGCCCTCGCCGAACGACACTTGGTTCTCGCAGGCCGTGTCGTAGGCGACGTCGGCGTCGGAGATGTACTCGATGTGCCGCACCACGCCGTCAAAGATCTCTGCGACCTCAATGTCGGCCTTGTCGTCGGCGGGGATCACCTTGCCGCTGGGGCGGTTCTGCCGCTGGTCGTTGGTGACCTGGCGGACGTGCTGCGGCAGCTTGTTGATCGTCAGGCACGGCCTGGCGTTGATCGTCTGCCCCTGCACCGCGCCGCGGGTGGCCAGAACGTCTGCTGGCCACTGCCAGTGGTTGTCCGGACTGCCGGCGAAGAACTTCAGGTCGTCAAGCTCGTCCTCTCGACTTTCCCCATACGCCGAAATCGCCTGATTTAGCCGGGTGCGCGCGGTGGCCAGCAAGTCTGATTCAGACTTGTTTTTACCCCCGCCGCCGTTGGCGACGGCTGCTGCAGCCGTGATGCCGGTGTAGTCAGCCATTACTTGCTCTTCTTCGCCGTCTTGGCGGACTCTTTGAATGCTTTGGCGGTCGGAGCACCCGTTGTGCCCGGTTTGCGCATCTTTTCGCCAGAGCCTTCTTTGATACGCTCACGCTTGGCGTGAATTGCAGCATACAGACCCGGTTTTGTTGCCATTTTTAGCACTTCCAACGCTTGAGCGCCGCCTTGGCGCGTTCGCCGTTCTCGGCCTTGGCTGCTACCGCGCCCATGCGGGCGCAGAAGCTCGCCTTTCGACCCTTGTCAGCCTCGGTCTTGGGGTTCGGGGCCGGGGCCTTGAGGTTGGAGCCCGTCTCGCGGTTGTACTTCTCGCGCCCCTTAGCCGTCAAACCCGCGCCTTGGCTGGTAGGACGCTTCTCGCCCCGGCCAACGCTCAAAGACACGGATTTCTTGGTCATCACGCCCCCATCCAACTTGCCGACATTTGGCTTCTGTCGCGCATTGTAAGCGTTCTGGGGCGGTTTACGCGCTCTCTGGAGGCCACAGGAAAGGCGAACGTGACCGCCAGCGCGTCAGCAGCGTCTGGAGAGGCCAATCCGCGGGCTTTCATGTCCTTTTTCGACTCCAGATAGATCGTTCCGCTGCTGTCGGGCTTGGTTTTCGGCCCCGTCAGGTCCGTTTTCAGTTGCCGGTCCTCTTTGATGGCCGCAGTGCGCAACCAGTCGCGCATCGCGCCCCACATTTCGGCCCGTTTGTTGCCCCACATGACCTGATTCTTGGCTTTCCAGCCAAAATTGACGCCGCGCACCTTATAACGCTGCTCGTTTAGCCTGTCAAGGATGCCGTACCCCAGCCCGCCCTCGTCCAGCACCACCAGCGTCGGCTTGAAGTCCTCAATCGCCTCAATGACGTGCCCCACCACCGTCATGGTGTCGTCGCCCCGGTAGCGCCGGATCTCCAGTATGTCGCGCCCTTGCCTAGCCACGATGACGGTGGAGTCCGTCCCGCTGCGCGCCGGGTCCACGCCGATCACGATGGGGGCTCCGGGGTCTTTGTACTTGGCTCGCTTGAACGCCTCATCGACCAGCCTTGGCGCGATGAACTGCTCGTCACCCGTTGACGGGAACTCGCCGTAGACCTCGATGCGGGCCTGCGGGCTGTCCTCGCCGTACTCTTCGATGATCTGCTCGTAGACGCTCTTGTCCGTGTCCTCGACCGTGCGGGCGTCGATCTGCCGCGTGTTCCAGAACGCCCGCTTGGCGTTAAAGCACTCGTAAAAGTACCCTTGGTTGCGCCGGGGGTTGCTGAACGCCAGCCAGAACCGGTGCGGCGTGTTCTCCGTGAAGAAGCCCTGCGCCACGTCCCAGATCGTGTCCGGTATGCCGCTGGCTTCGTCAAAGATCAGCAGCACGCCGTCGCTGTTGTGCAGGCCGGCGTAAGCGTCGGGGTTCTCCTCCGACCACAGCCGACCCTCCGCGCCCCAGTACCGCGTGCCCTTGCGTAGGTCGCGCTCCACGATCTCGCTCAGCCATTTGGCCGGCGTGATCCGCGTCGCGCTGATCTCCCACCAGTGGCTGTTGATCAACATCGCCAGCCATTTCGTGATCTCGGCCCAAGTGATGCTGCGGAGCTGCGCCTCGCTGTTGGCCGACACGATCACGCTGGCGCCGATGCGCGTGGTCAGCATCCACACCACCAACCAACTCACCAACGCCGACTTGCCGATGCCCCGACCTGACGCCGTGGCCATGCGCAGCACCTGGTAGGCGTCTATGGTCTGGTTTTTGGCGATGTGGTCGCGGATGTCGCGCAGCACCTGACGCTGCCACGCGCGCGGCCCCTTGTGCTTGGCCAGCGGCGTGCCGTTCTCGCCCCACGGGAACGCGAACAGGACGAACTTCTCAGGGTCGTTCGCTATCGCCGGACTCCAGAGCCTGGCCATCAAGCCTTGCTCTTGATCCGCCGAAAACCGGGGCTCTTGCATCCGTCACCTCATGTACGAGTTCCAACACCCGCGACTGCGCCTGCTCAAGCGCCGCCGTGATGCTGATCTGCTGCGCCACGTCGATCTGTACCTGCTGCTTGGCTACCCAACCGTGAGCGTGCTTCAATATCTCAAGCGCCGCCTTGGAGTCGCCGTTCATCGCCGCATCATGCAACACCGTGGACATGGCGATCTCGCCGTCCGCGCGCCCCTTCTGCTCGGCCAACTCCGCAATCGGGTCCAGTTCGCGCAAGCGCCGGTATTCGCTTGGCAACAACCCTGCCGCCAGCGCCAGGTTGTCGCCCTTCAAACCCAGTTTCGCCGCGTCATACACGCGGTTCAGCACGGCCTCTGTGGCCTTGACTTCGCGGATGGTCAGCGGGAGCGACTTGAACATGGCGGCATCCTACACCTTGTATTCTTTTTCGGCGGCTTTTCTTGCTGCAACGGCTTCTTCAAGCGTGTGAAACCGACCAAGGTCTCTGCGCTTGCCGTCAACTTGGATAAACGCGCGCCAAGGCGGGGCGTAAGTTACGCCGCGCACTTTAGCTTTACTGGTGGTGTACTCAGTGTTCAACGAGTTGCGCGATCGATTTACGTCGCGCAAGTTGCAGATGCGGTTGTCGTTGCGGACGCGGTTGATGTGGTCTACGACGCCTTTAGGCCATTTGCCATGCACGTACAGCCACGCTAACCGTTGCGCAGTGTAAGAGCGACTTCCAACGCTTACTTGTACGTAGCCTTGTGAAGTAGTGGACCCAAGAACGCGGCCCGCAGGGCGGCTGCCGCAAACTTTGCGCGCCGTGAACACGCCTGTGTCCGGGTCGTAGTGCAGGTAGGCTTTAAGCTCGTCGACGGCGATGTATTTCATGCGGCTAAGTATACGAGGTCTTGTTTATTTTTGCAAATAAAAAAATAAAACCGTTTCTAAGCCCTTCGTTTTTGACCGCTCAGGTCGCCGGTCCCCCCGGCCCCCCGTCCTGGCGCCTGGCCGCGCGCCGTCTGGCGCCTGGGCCGCACGCCGTCTGCCGTCTGCCGTCTGCCGTCTGCTAGGTCATTAGGTCATGCCTATCAGGGTTGATGCCCTAGCTAGCATGGCATCCAGACCATAGGCGACCTATGCCATGTCACGCCATGCGCCTATATGGCCTTAGGGGCGCGAAGCTGCGCGCCGGTGGTCTTGAGGGTATAGGCGGTCATATGCGCTCTGGGCATAGCATATCGAGGTCGCGCCGGACGCGCGCGCCGCCATGCCCATATATCAGTATATACTTATATACTTATATATCTTCTTTTGATTGACAGTCAA